ATCGTAGATCTTTTCGCCACCAGCAAACAGGCGGTTGATCTGGATGCGATCCAGCACCATGACATCTTCGCGGCCAGACACCAGCAAGGCAAAGGACAGCACTTTGTTTTTGATGCCGACATCTTGCGCCAGACCGTAGAAAGCACGGCGAATCTGTGGCCCAGTCATATTGGGATCCGCGATCATGTCATGCAAGGCCTGCAACTTGGTACGACCATCCGGCAGCTTCTCTGACATCTTTGGCAAGAATGTGCGCAAGAAGTCATTTGCATTGGATGTGACCATGTTGCCGGGGCTGCCGGAAGGAATTGATTGCTTGATCATCTGCAAGCCAGCATCAATGTCAGCTTGGCCATACTCACCGCGCAGCGCCTTCTGAATCAATGGGGTCATCGACTCAGCCAGATCAAGGAACCCTGATTCATGCGGGTATGCAGACGCACGGCGCGACAGCATGGCCCACATCATCAAACGGCCTGTAGTCTCAGGGCTTGCCGTGCCGTCGGTATAGATCTGCTTGAATTTATCTACCACCGCAAAGCCACGGTTGGCTTCATCCAATTGACCCTTGGTCATCTGGCCAAACCAGTTCGACCATTTGGGCATATCGTTGGCATGCTCAATCATCCAGCGTGGTGGAATAGGCACTTCGTTTGAGTTGTAGACCGTGGCCAACATGGCAGAGAATCGCTCTGGCGACTCAAGCGGATCTGGAAACGATTGAGCAAGGCCATCCAACCTGACCGCAGCCTCTTCATAATTGCCGGGATTGACAGCGTTGGGTATGTTTTGCGTTTTGCCATCTGGTGTGTATGCTCCAGTTACCTTGACGCGATACTCAGGCGCAAGTTGCAATACTGGAGTTTTGGTTACTTTATTGGATAGCTTGACCGTACCCTTGTCAACCTTTGCTGCTGTATTTGCAGTAACACTAGACCACTTTTCCAATGGCACCACACCCATAACAGGAGTGCCAAGTACATCCATACTATTTAACAGCATCTCTCCAGCTTTAGGCAATAGTGGCTTGGACGCTTTGATCGTACTAGCGGCACCTGGCACCAGACCAAGAACAGCGCCACCGGCTTGCAATGCGGCAGTTCCATAGTTGCCTTGCTTAGCTGAATTAATAGCTTCACCACCCATGATTACAGACTCCTCAGTCTGTAAGCCTGTACCCAAGTAAGGCACAAAGTCAGCTAAGCCTATATTCAAAGGCAGGTTGCTACTGCCACCACCAATCAGCGTCTGAGCGTTCTGGCGAGCCTTGTAGCGATCCATACCTAAGCCTTCAAAGCTGGACTGCAACACGCTTGCCAAACGCTCGCGCACGGTTGGCTCAATAGCTTGCATGCTGTCTGGATAACGGCCACTGTAAGCCTGCTCTGGCAACCCACGCGAGCCAGCCTCGGCCAGCATCACATCACCCTCTTGTCTGCCGGGCATAGTCTGCTCTGGCATTGCTGGCTCAACAGGCATGTCAGGGAATTGAAACGCGGTTAAAGCAGACAGGTACTTGTCTTCAATTTGACTGTAGGCCATTACTGCTCTCCATTTGCTTGACGCAACAATTGTTTGATGCGGTTTAATTCTTGCAACTTTTTCTTGTCAGTGCCAGCTTTACGCTCCAGCGCTGGCAGTGTGTTGTTGTTGATTGGCCCGTTGACCCACTCCAGTTTTTCAAACACTTCCAGCGACTTCCTTGCAGCTTTAGCTGTTTCGGTGTTGCGAGTCTTGGCAATGCCGTCTTCTAGCTTGCTCAAGATCTGTCTCGTTGTCAGTACCTCGCCTTTAGCAGCTGCTTCGGATTGGATCTGCAAAGACTGCGATTCCAACTGCATGCGGCGCTTGAAATCGTCAGCCTCACGGTCAATCGCCACTACGCTGCCGGGTATGACAGGGATGCCAGCAAGCTTAGAGATGCCACGACTAAGCTCTGAACTATCGCGCTTGTCTTCAGTGTTTAGCAACTTGAGCGCGATCACAGCGTCCTTGCCAGTAAGACCTTTACCAACCAAAGCCCAAATTTGCTTTGGATTTGTAATGGTGTTGTTGAGGATCCCAGTAATTAAATTAAAATTCAAAGCCTGATTAGACTCGGCTTCCTTTGGTGGTTTAGGTTCTAGCAGATCCTTTAAAAGACCAAGAGGCACCGACCCCTCTGGAAGAATCAGAAGTTGCTTTACTAAGTCTCTTCTTTTTGGACTGTCTGGCAAAGGAAAAATCTGCTCTAGCAAATTGATGGCTTTTGTTTCACCTTGTTTTTTATCTTCGGCGGCCTTAGCATCATTAGTTGATTTTCGATAATTCACTGCCGTCATAAAGTTGGCAGTTATCTTTGCAACGGCATCAAAGTCGTTAACAATTAAATCTTTAAGCACGAAGCTCATGCGGCCAACATCTCCTAGTGGAATCTTTTTCAAAGTAAGATCTGGATCCTCCATATTGTCAGCATCCAATAAAGATTTTGTAACAGAGTTTATTTTTGCATTGCGCAACTCAATTTTAAATTTTTCGCTGTATTTTTCTTGAAGACCAGCGTCACCAATGGATATAGCAGCATCAGAAATAACAGCTCTAATTACTTCAACTTTTTCTTCAATAGATCTTTGTTTGCCATTTGCGTCCACCCAAAAACCTTGATCAATCGTCATCTGTAAATGCGCGATTTGATTATCAAAAAATTGATCCAGCTTGATGGTTTTTTTAGCCTTCTCTTTTTGCAGCTGTACTTTATAAACCTCATTAACAATGGTGTTTCCATGCATTGCAGAGGTTGCTCTGAATTTTAATGTTGCCTCTGGATCTATTTGAGCCAAGGACTTAGACATACCTGCTTGAGCGCTATTGAGCTTGTCCCTAGCTTGCTCTGCCGTGATCAATCCTTGTTGAGCTTCCAACGCAATATTGTTTGCAACATTGCTCATCTCAATATTAAACTCACTGGCCAACTCAAATGATCTAGCCTTCCTTACCGCTTTATCAAAATATGAAAAATCACCACTTGGAATTAAGCTAGATGGATCTCCATTTTTTGCAGCATTTAATTGCTCTGTAGTTGGTGGACGATCTACAACATATTGCAAACCCTCATCCGCTCTCATTTCAGCCGCAGTTTGAAATGCACTTGCGCTCATGCGATCAAGAAGCTGTGCAAGCTGGCTGTTACCCTGCGCAGCAACACGCGGCCCAATATAGTCAACCTGCTGTGGTTGAACTTGAACCATTGGCACACCACCGGCACCGCGTAATTGCATTTGTCCTGATTCGATTCTTATGGCCATGTTTATTCACCCTTATAAGCTTTATAAGCTGGCACTGCCGCGTTGATCAGTGTTGCGTCAGCAAGAATGCCGCCTGTCTTGCGAGCAGATGAGCCAGCAAAGGCGAGCTGGCCAGCTTGACCTCTTGCGCTGTACAGGTTAAGCATGTTCTGGTAGTCAGTGGACTCCAACATGGCGCTGGCATCCTCAAAGCCCATCACCCGCGCAGTCAGCGCGTTCAGGTCAGATATACCAACATCGCGCATGGTTGCAGCCACGTTTTCTCGCTGCACTCCAAAGTTTGATCCCTCGCCAACCACAACCCCGCTTGCAGCAGCTCTTGCACGAATTGATGCATTAGTAGCCCGCATGTTCTTTAGCAGGCTATTGCCAGCAATGGTGTAGTTTTGGGCTTCCATGTCCGCACGTTTTAATGTGCGCCCAGCCTGAATGGCTGCATACTGCTCAGACATGTCTGCACGAACTTGAGCCACGGCCAGCGTGTCGCGGGATTGAAGCAAGTAGCTTGTCTGCTGATTTATCGCCGCAGCTTTCGCTGCTTCAGACGCGCCATATGCAGAAAGTATTCCAGCCCCAGCTACTACTTGACCCGCAGATGGCAGATAACCCGGCTTCATGGATGGATCAAACCCGCTTGTTGCGTAGGGGACTAAACCATAAGAAAGTGAGTTTGATGTATCTACAGCCATGTCATGTTCCTGAGAAAACCGCGACGCGGTAGTCCAATCCAAGCAAGTTCATTTTGACGGGCAAGTCTTGGGATACCTCAATGAATTGCTCGCGGCTGTAACCAAGCACACCGTTAACGCGCTTGATGCCAGTGAACTCTGGTATCGGGTCATCCAGCATGGGGTTGTCAAAAAGTCTGAAAGCCACCGGCTGGTTGTTGATGATCATGTTCTGAGTCTCATTGACCACTGCGCTGATCTCAACAATGCGCTTCTTGAACGACACCCTGCTGCCGGTCTGTAGCTTTACCTCGGCAGGCATGGTCTTGACGTAGACCGTGATGGGCAAGCCAACCTCGTAGCTTGTTGTGCTTGATCTGTCAAACGTAACGCTGCCGCCACCGCTTACAGTCTCATCGCCTTGCGGCGACCCATCGCAAATCACGTTTAGCACTTCAGCTACATGTGGCAGGCCGCTAGCGGTTGCTGCGGCACCACCAACAAAGGCGCAGTCGGTAAAGTACTCATAGCCAAACAACTCAATAAAGTATCTTGTTGTGCCATTGAACACGCGCTGGGTTACCGCATAGATGACGTTCACATCTACACCCACATCAATGAAAAGTCCATCTGTGGTGAACTCTGACGGGCTGGTCACCTGCTGACTGCGCATGATGCTGAACACTGCCATGCTGCCGTCATCGGTGTTTGTCATCAGCAACAGGTCTGCTTCCTCGGTGCTTGATGCTCTGCGCAAAGCAATGCGCTGCGGCCCCTTGAGTAGGTGGCCAGACAGCAATGAGATCCGCTGAGTGATGTAGGTAAGCTGGGTGTCAGAGAACACAAACTCGTTAAGCGACTTGCCTTGGCGCTGTATGTAAATTGAGCCAGATTCCACAGACTGCACCCGAGTGCCGGGCTTGATGCCGTTTCTGGACACGTTCTTGAATGTGAAGGTGAGGGGGGTTACTGGGTCGGTGCCGGTCTGCGGAATATAAAACTCGCCGCCTGTGGTGAAGACTTGGAAGTCACGCGAGCTAATGATGTCGGTGATCACGTTCAAGTCACTGGTGTCAAGAGTCGCCTCAACGGCATCATCATCCAAAGACTCTGTTGGGACAAAGTCAAAGAACAGACCGATCTTGGAACCCCAGATGGTTGATGGACGCGACTTGCTGCCACCAAAGTACAAGCGGCCTTCGTGAAATGACACGCTACTCTGCCACCCTTTGGCAGAGCTCCACACATCAACATACCCAGCCTCAAGCTCCCAATTGCCTGATGCAACTGCTGTGGTGTCAAAGAAAGGGTATTCGGTAATTGCCTTGACTACAGTGGTGCTGATGTACTCAATAATTCTTGCCCGACCTTGGGTGGCGACATTGACATACTGATTGACACTACCCGCTGAAAATGCAGCCGCTCCAGCTGTCAGAGTTATGTTGCCAGACACGGCGCTGGGTGTGAGCGTAGCTGCTGGGTTGGTGGCTGTTAGGGTGTACGCATATTTAGGAATAGTGTCAAAAGTGATCGTGCTTGCTGTCCACAATGAGTCAGACGCGCCGCGCACAATCTTTACCGGCTGCAAGTCGGGGTGGACAACAATCAACGTGTCAGCAGACTGAGTCCAGCACATGTCGTCCACCATAGCGCTGGTGATTGATGTGGTCAGGTAGCTGTTGCCAGTGCCGTTGATGTTGGTAACGATTGCACCATTCTTGACAACGTGCATGCGGCTGTCAGTAAAACAGAGCATGTAGCTGTCAGTCACTGAAAACTGAAAAGACACCAGCCGCACACCATTCCCAGCACTGGGAGTGCTGCTGTTTGGCAGCTCAAAGATATGCTTGGTGCCGGGTCTGCGGCGCAGGCCACCTTGGGGCTGGATCAGTACGTTGGTGGCCTTGGCCAGTGCATTGCCGTAGGCAGCCAGGTCAACCCTTGAACGAAGCAAAGGGTCGAGCTCGCCTGTTGCGAAGTTGGTGGTGAACTCAACAAAGCGTGGCATCAGTTTCTCACCGCAATCAGGCTGTAGTCTTCGATTACGCGCACAGGATTGTTCTGGCCGTCGATATTCATGGCTGTGCGCAAAAAGCCGCCTCGACCATTCTCAGATGGGTCGCCTGTAGCCACACGCTGCCACTTGACAGACTTGTCTTGCTGCTCAGTAATAGCCTCGGCAATGTGCCACGCAACCATGTACTTGAGCAGCTGCACAAAGTACTGCGGCATGGCGTACTCAGGGACGCTGAACTGGTAATCAATGTAGACGCTGGTCAGGTTGGTGAGCAGCTTGTCACCTTGAATCTCCCAGTCCTTTTGCACTGGACTACCGGAGTTGGCG